ATCTTATATATGCGTAAATATAATCTTCAAATAATTTATTCACACTAATTTGTGAATCGTTTCCATTTTCCATACCATCTGAGATATATTGTAAAACACATTGTCTGTTAGCCATGGTTGAATCAAAGTTAATAACACCAGCTTTTTTATCGATAGTAAACGTAGGGTTAATGTTAGCTGTTTCAGTATTTAAACCATATCTAGCTCCGATACGAGAATTGTAAATATCATCTTCACAATCAATACAGTTCCCATTAACATCCGCTTCATTGTTTTGATTTAAATAAATGCTGTTTAATGCTCCGCTTTTCCTGGTTTTATCTAATTCTGATTCTTCAATGTTAGCATTATCACTAGCGTCATAAGTAAAAGTGGATGATGCAGTTTGGATATAAGAAACGGCAGATTGCACTTGTATGTTTTCCGTAAGCTCTCTTAGGGTATTCCCGTGAAACAAATAAAGTTTTACCCAATTAACAAAATCAGAAGGAAGTACAAATCGTAAATCATCATAGATTGTTAATTCCAAAGACTTAATTTCTTTAAACGCGTCGTAGTTTAATTCTTGTATACCTCGTTTTGCGTGAAATAATATTTTAAATCTATTAACGTTATTTACTAATTCATGATTTCCCGCATACATCAACTGAAAATTTTTGACTACATCTACTAAGCTTACAAATTGATATGACCCCCAATTAGAATCTGTTGGGTTAACACCATCATTAGTATAATATTTTTTTTGGTTTATATATGCCATAATTATTTTTGATTATCTAGTTGTTGTTCATCTGTTAAACCATATTGCACAACTTCTTGCTCTCTTATTGAAATACCTGCATATTGTAATATTTTGGCAACTAAATCATTTGAATCATCTATAGGTAATTCAAAGTCTTGATAGTCTGCTGCTGTCTGGTCAAATAAAGGTTCTCCGTTATAAAGAGTAACATAAGTCCATTTAGGGTCTTTAGGGTATCTTATGTATTGTGCCTGAACATCTTGACCGCTATTAATTGTTGTAGGAAAAACAGTAATAGATTGACCTTCTTGTGTGTAGGCTGGAAACGTAGTATTAGGAGATGTTAGTAAAGAACTATTTAATAATGTTATTTTATTATGAGATACTTTCTCCGCTTCTCCTAATAAATTACCAGCAGAATAACATAAAACTTTATTAAGTAAATAATAGTCAGAGCCTGTAGTGTTTGTAGATGGTAAAAAATATATACTAGTATTTAAGGTTTTTTGAGTTAAATATTCAGTTATCGAGAAAGAATCAATTACCTCTTCATAACCTAATTTAATATTAGCATATCCGGTCCCTGACATCCTTGCATTTTCCTCGTTAATTTGCTGATTGTAATTATAAAAATACTCATCAAATAAATCTAACTGAGCCTGCTTTGCAAACAAATTAAAGTCACTAGGAGATATATATCCATAGTTGTTCTTATTAATAATTGCAAGAACTGTGTTTCTTACTGAATTAATCATTTGAAAATCTTTTTACAAAGATACATAAAATAAAAAAGCACCCTAAAATTGGGTGCTTTCATGTCGATAGAAAAGGAATTATTAAATTGTTGCTAGTGCTACACTAGTAAAGACTAAGCCTGGTGACTTTGAAACTGGCACTGCAGCGTTAGTCCAAGATGTTTCTGCTGCGGTTACTAATGCAGCATTTACGTTTGCACTGAATCCAGATGTTAAACCTGTTCCAGTAACTGTCATTTTGTGAGACCCTCCATTTAGGAAGATATCTCCAGCAGTTGAGCTTGTTGTTTCACAATACAAAATATCATTTGTATTAATGTGAACAACGCCATCACTAGCTGTATCTAAAGTTATATATTTTGGCATGTTTTAAAATTTTATGCGTTAAACAAAGCACTAAGTTACGAATTTTTTGCTAACTCTTTTAAATGCTTATATGACTCTAAACCATCATCGCTTTCAAAATATGACGCTATAATAAATAAAGGGTCCTCCCCGTATGGTATATTACACATTTTCTTTTTATTAGATGCTGTGTTAAACCATACTTCTTTTTTAGAATTTCTTAATTGAATTAAGTTCTTATCTAAAATGTTTTGTATAGTAGCGTTAAATTTAAGCGCAGGGTCTTTTAATAAATTCATAAAACCACCTGGGTTTTGTTTTGCAAATATTAATATATCTCTTCTAAGCTCTGCAGTTGTAACTTTTGAAACATCATTTTGAAATAATACTCTAGCTACATTCTCTACTTGAGCAACATCAAGCTGTCTAGCTTCAATAAGAGCATCTACTTCTAAGTTTAAATCCTCTACGAGCTCTGCCGCTTCTTTCGCTTTATTTACCTCGGTAAACACTCTTCCATTACCTGGGTGTAAAGCCATGAATTTTTGAAGGACTTGATTGTTTTTTGGAACATGTAAGAATCCATCTTCAAATACAATAGGTTCAAGTATAGCGTTATCATCTTGCTCATCTTGAAAAGGAGAGTTTTGATTTCTTGCATATCTAAGAGGTTTATTAAGACCTGTCTGCTCATCAAAATGTAACAGCGGAAACCTTGTAGTATGCCTTGATGCTAATATCAAAGATAAAGGAGCTGTTTCTCTTGTAAGTTTATATTGTTTATCTACAAATTTTGGTGTAGATTTTTTTGGTGTAGTTTTTACTGTGCCCTCTTGGGGACTTTGAATTTCTTTTTTCATTTGATTTAATTTAATTTGATTTTAAAAAAGGGGCGCATTGCTACGCCCCTATTATTTAATTATTAATCTTGGAATAAGAAGAAGTTGTTTGCACCTAAAGTACATACAGCTCTCTCAGACAAGAAGTTTACTTGCATGTTATCGATATCTGACGTTGCAGCACCACCAGCAGAACCAGTAATCCAAGTCTTATATCTTCTGTCTTCAGTTTCTGAAGCTCTATATCTAACATGTAAGAAAGGTCTCTTAGCGTTTTTACCAAGAATTTGGTCATAAACACTTGTAGAACCAGCTGGAACTAATAGTCCATTGATTTTACCTGAACCTGCACCTGATGGTAAACCACCTCTCATTGTAGGGTCGTTTAAGTATTTCCAATCAGTCTTATAGAAATCGTATCCTCTTCTAAATCCAGAGAATCCTAAGTTCAATGCCATTTCTTCGTCATTGTCAAAAAGACCGTAAGAAGTACCACCCGCTCCATAAGAGTTTTGAGCAGCTAACATATCGTCCATATCAAAAATGAATTGTCTGTTTGCGAAAATTACATTTTCTTCAATAGCTCCTTGCTTGTCTAATCTACTAATGATAGAATCAAAATCTGCTAGAGTAGTTGGATTACCACCGTCCCAGATATTTCCTCTATTTGCAACTGCAAAGAAGATACCATCTGACCCAGCACCTGGATTAGCAGCACCACCTGAGCTACCTAAGATTGCTGCAGCACCTGAGTTTTGCTCAGCAGGTACAGCTTCAATCATAGCTGTTTCTAAATAGTCATCGAATCTTAATCTTGTTTCGTGCTCAGATTTTAAGTACCAAAGGTAACCAGTAGCACCATCTTCAGTAGTAACTTCTACCCATCCGATTTGAGCCATATCAGAACCAGCTACGTTATACGTATCTTTAATAATGATTGGTTTGTTATCGAAGATAAAGTCATTAGCTTCTAATGAACCTACCATACCTGCTGTTCCTTTTTTAAATTCTGAACCGTAAATAAATACTGTAACGTCTGCATTACCTGCTCCAGTACCTGCAGTTACTAAACCACCTGCTTCGTAAAAGTCAGCTGTGAACTGTCCTCTACCACCACCGGCATTGTTTACTGCACTTACTACTGCTTTATTAAGACCTGAACCATCGTTTTGAACAACTACAATAGTTTGTCCTACTCTGATTACTTGCTCAGCAGCTGTTGGGTCTAACACATTGTTAACTTGAAATACAGCTTGGTCAGCATTTGCTGCTGCAGCTGTACCTACTTCTGTATATTTTGTGTGTAACCTACCTTGTTCAGCCCATTTAATAAGGTCTGAGTTTGTAGGCATTTCCGCTCCTACCATTCTAAGGAATGAAGAAATCGTTCTATTACCGTATCTTTCAAATTCTTTTTCATACGTATCTGGTAGATACTGATTTAAGAAATCAAAATTTACAATATAGTTTTGGGCTGTTGGAGTTCTTTCTGAACTCGGAGTCAACGCGAATGTTGGCGTTGCTTTTACTTGTCCTGCCATTTTATTTTATTTTAAATTAATATTACGTTTTTTTTATACTCTTAATTCGCAGTCCTTTGCTTGAAGGCTGAGAAACTGCTTTCACTTGAAATCCTGATTTTGCAGCAGATTGAGGAGCATTACGTTCAGACATATCTATATTTTTAGTCTTGCGCATTACATCATCAGTTGCTTGCGATTTACCTTGTTCATAAAAGAACTGAGCAAACTTTTCAGGGTTCATTGCAACAGCTAACGCTTTGTGATAACCTTCTGCATTATTAATATAACCTCTTGAATCCATAAACTTATTTAAAAGATTTAATGGAGTTTCATGAGATTTTTTAATATCCGAAAGACTACCTGGTGAGTAAATAAAACTTGATTCTCCTATATCGAATTTAAAACCTTTAAACTCAGGACTTAAAATCTCGTTTGTCTTTTTTTCAAACCATTCAGATTTTTTTACATTTTCTGATTCAGCAGCATTTGCTGTTTCTAAATATTGCCTATACTGTATAAGTTCTTCATTAGTTTCACTGGCAGAACTTTCTCTT